CAAGTCGGTTGGGGCGCGTGCCCTCTACGGCACGCGACTCGGCGACCAGCGCTCGGCTCGACCAGCTGATCCTGCCCGATAACGAGAGAGCGAGAATGCCTCTGACCAAGGACAAGTACTTGGTCAAGGAGAACCCGCACCTCGTGCAGTGGGAGCGGGAGACCCGCAAGTTCCTGAGGAACCTCACGCCCCTGCATCCGCACCGTGTCTCGGCGGTGATGATCTACGAGTGGGCCACCGGCATCAACGTGCGCGAGCTCGTCGAGCACGGCGGGACGGCCGGGCCTGACCTGCGCAAGATCAACCAGATCCTGCGCTTCTACTTCGACAAGCCGTACATGACGTACATCGCTGGTCGGAAGGTGGTCAACGCCTACAAGGTGCCGCTCGGCTGGTATGTCCGCCGGCACCGGCCGCAGACGCTGACGCTGTGGGCGGAGTACCACCAGGGAACGCTCTACCCGTGACCCACCACCCGATCAAGGTGCTGCCGGACGGGACCAGGCGGTACTCGAACTACACCAAGTACAAGCCGCTCACCCCGGAGCAGCGGACGTACGGCGTCAACAAGCCGGACGACCCACGAGCGGTGCGGTTCCACGGCACGTGGTTCCTGCCCCTCGAGGTTCTGTCGGACCCGGAGCGTACGATGCCGGAGACCGTCCCTGATGACGTGACGCTGAGCCATCGGGCCATCTGCAAGTGCTTCGTCTGCAAGCGACCAGGAGCCTCAGAGGTGTGGCGCAAGGCCCGCCAACGGAGGAGGGTGAAGCCATGATCGCACTCATCCTCGGTATCGCACTGGTCATCCTCGGGATCATCGCCCTGATCAAGGACGTGCTCGACCTGTACATCGTGGTCGGCGTCGGCTTCATCCTGGTGGGGGTGTGGGTAGCCCTGGGGTCGCGGGACTGGTCCGTCAGACCCTGATCGTCGAGGGACCGATCTGGTCGTCCAGCACGGGCGGCCCCTCCAGTCTCTGGAAGAGCTGGTGGATGGACTCCAGGTCCTTGGCGATGATGGCCTGCAGGATCAGCGTGGCCGCGGTCTGGTCGAGAACGTCGGGGCTGTCCTTCCACACCATCTGGACGGTGCCGAAGCGCTGGTTCCACAACCACTGAATCCTGGTGTCCAGGCTGGTGCGATGCGCCTCGGGGATGCGCCGGCGGAACCGACGCTCGACTAGCACGAGGCTCGGGGTGGACATGCTCCGCCTCCTGACACGATGATCCCGAGCCACAGCAGCGTGGCCCAGACGAGCACTCCCAGGATGGGGAGCACGAAAAAAATCGCAACGATGGCGAAGATCCCGAAGTCGTGGATCTTCTCAAGCCGAGTCGTCATCGGGTTCCCACTTCTGCAGGTGGATGATGAACTGCGGACGGCCGGTGGCCATCATGTCCCCGAGCTCGAGCAGCCTGTCCACGTCGGTGGACGGAAGGCCGAGAGTGAAGTCCTCATCCAGCAGGGGGCTGTAGATCTTCAGCTGCTGCTTCTTCGCCGACATGCGTGATCTCACCTCCGGTCAGGTCGAGGAACTCGAGCTCGTCACCGCTCTTGGACTTGGGCTTCACGCCCGGCCGGCGCCGTCCGTCCATCCGGTCGAGGATCATCTTGCGCGCCTTGTTGGCCCGGGTCATGGAGCCGCGGACCGCTGCGTCGGGACGGTTGACGGCCATGTTGATGACCTCGTCGTCCAGGGGGACGGGGTAGTCGGCCACCCGCTGCAGCGCCTGGCGGATCGTGACGCTCTTCACCGGGCCCACACCCCGGTCCAGTCGTCCTCGTAGGTGGCGACGTTCTTGGCGCCGGGCTGGTCGAAGAAGACACCACCGAAGAAGTCCAGCTCCTTGGTGGCCTGCACCGCATAGCGGTAGGCGTCCATCATGTGCGAGTACTTGTCGTGCAGCGGCTTGCTGGTCCACTCCTGCAGCTTGTAGTTGAACTCGTACTTGTAGCCCTCGGCGCACTCGAGGAACCACTGGCAGTTGCCGCTGTGGACGATGAGGTTGTACATCTGCATCCGTGCCTGCTGGATGTCGGTGATGATGTCGTAGTCACCGGAGCGTGAGCCCGGGATCTTCCACACCTTGCCGGACTTGGCCAGCACGGAGACGTTGGGGAACCGCTGCCGCATCATGTCGGCCGGGGTGGTGTTCACCGCCTTCTCGTGGTGGTCACCGTCCCAGGGCAGGATGATCTGGGCGATCTTGTTGAAGTAGTGCTTGGCCTGCAGCTCATCCACGTACTCGGGCAGCGCCTTGCCGTGGCCCTCGCCGCAGTCGTAGATGAACATCTTGTTGTTGATCCACTGGAAGGCGATCCACGACGTGGCGTCGCTGTGCATCCCCGAGGCACCGATGTCGAAGACGACGTACACCGGGTGCGCACCGTTGAGGTTGAACTCGTGGACGCGCAGCTCCGCGACCATCTTCATGTACGCCTCGCCGTAGACGGCGGCGGCGTCCATCTCCTCGAACGAGCAGTGGTACTCCTGCTCGAACATGCGGTCGTTTCCGAACCGCTTCAGGTAGGTCTCGCGGATCCGCTCGAGCTCTTCCTGAGTCAGCACCGGAGGGAGGCCGGCGCGCTTCATCATCGAGTTCGTGTCGTCGATCGTGCGGATGATGACCTGCGCCTCAGGGTTCCCCTTGAGCGACTCCATCAGCAGCCACAGCGGGTTGCGTCGCTTGCCACGTGGGGTCGAGATGACCATCAGCCGCTTCTGCTCGGCGCGGTTCTCGAGGATCGGCATGAGCCGGGGCACCGGGTCTTCCCGGCTGAACAGCGCCAGCTCGGTGATGGTGTAGTCCTGGAACGCGGTGCCCACACCGGACTTGTCCTGCCCGGACTGGAAGTACCCCTGCAGCTTCAGCCTGCTGTGGTTGGAGAACCGCCCCTCCATGACGGTGTCCTTCCAGTCCACCGACTCGGGAGGGACGTTGTCCTTCAGCCCGCGGATGTAGTCACCGGACGGGATGTCGAGGTACGTCTTGTCCCAGAGGATGTCGCGGACCATCGGGTTGTTCAGGCTGATGTAGACCCCAGTGGTCTTCGGGATCTTGAGCCGTGCCTCGCACTGCTCCATCGAGGCCGCCACGTCCTTGCCCGCCTGCCGGTGCAGGATGCCGATGCCGTACCGCTTGGAGCGCCACATCTTGTGGAGCTCTTCCTGGTACGGCCTCGGACGGTAGAAGACGGGGAACGTGGCCACGGGCTACTTCTTGGTGGCCTTCGCCTTGGGCTTGGCCTCGGGCTCGGGCTCCTCCTCGACAACGGAGGGGTACCGCTCGCCGGCGCCCTGCTCGGGGACCACGTGCTGCTCGGTGACGGCAGCCTCACGTGACTCGTTCTTCGTCTCGAGCTCCTCGACGACGGCTCCCATGAATCCTTCGGACGGTGCTCCCATGACTAACCCTTCTTGGCAATCCGCTGCCAGGTCTCACGGATCACCTGCTTGGTGGACTTGTTGGTCTCGGCGCCATCTGGCTTGGTCACCGTGATCATCTTCCCCCAGACCTTGTCGGCTGCGTTGTCGTTGTTCTCGGAGACGGCCTTGGCCGACTCCTCGCGCACGATCTCGCGGAGACGGATCCACTCTTCTGCGTTCAACTCGGGCTCCTCGGGGTGTGGGATGGTGACATCGTTCAGGTCCCAGGCCCAACCGATGTAGTGCAGGCTGGGCCAGTTCTCGTCGAACCAGTCCAGGGTTCTGGTCGCCACGATGCCGGAACCTCCGGCATCGGTGGAACGGACGGGGGCGGCCGGTCCACCGACACCGGGAGCCACGTGGCCGTGACCACTGGAGCCTCCGATCCAGAATGCCATCGCCCCTCGAGGGACGCGACGGTCTCCGGAGTGACGGTCGTGGGTGTGCAGCCAGGCGGTGGTGGCGTCCGGGTACTTGGCGTTGATGCCCGCCCACTGCCTGCTCTGCTGCAGGCACATGCCGGGCTTGTTGCGCAGCGTGCGCTCAGCGTTCCTCGCCGTCTGCTCGGCCGTGTTGACCAGGGTCGACCTGGCCAGCAGCAGGCCGCGGGATAAAGGGAGCGGCGCCTGGGTCGCAGCCTCCAGGAAGTCGATGACGATCTGCGCCTGTGACGGCTCGGTCGCCTCGTCGTCCTGGGTGCCCATGTCAGGGGGCTCGGGGATACTCATATCTGCAGGTTGGGCAGGCCGATGGTGCCGAACAGCGTGGAGAAGTCCTCGGTATCCGTGCCGCTGCCAGCCTTGGAGGTGATCCCCGCCTGCGGCTGCTCCGGGGGCGAGGCCGGAGCCGCCGCAGGCGGGGGAGTCGCAGCGGGGGCTGGGGTCGAGGCAGCCCCTGCTGCTCGCTCGGCGGCCACTTGGACGCGGAGCTGGTCGATGAGTGGCTGGACGGGGATGCTGTACCCCTGGAGCTTGTCGTCAGCCCTCAGCTCGTACGGCTCTGCCATCTTGGCGAACCGGTTCGCCAGGTCGACGTCGAAGTCCCTGGTCCCGGGGATCAGGTCGGCGTTGTTGCGGAACAGGTCGATGCTGGCGTGGATGGTGTTGATGAAGTCCGCCTGCTCGTCCATCGCGCGACTTGCGCGGTCACGCACCTCGTCGGCCAGCTGCTGCTTGACGGCGCTCTGCCAGTCGCGCACGTCCTCGGCGTCCTGCAGGGTCTCCATCCCGTCCTTGCCGATGGCCGGGACCTCGAGCCCGATCATCGTGCGCGGGTGCTGGGAGATGGCGTTGAAGTAGTTGACGTGCTCCTCACGCACCTCCTGCAAGGCCATCTGCTGGTACGCCTCGGTCACCCGTTGCTCGAAGGCAGTGGAGACATCTCCGAGTCGGGGTCCCAGGTCGGCTGCGGAGGCAGTCCAAGCAGCCGGTCGATCTCCTCCTCCGACTGGTGCGGGAACGGCGGGTGTGCCGTCAGCCCGGGTGTCGGGTTGTACGGCTTGGGTTCCGGCGGAGCCAGGCTCTCCGGCTGTGGGGATGGGGGCCACGGCCACGGCTCCGGCTCCAGCGGTGTCAGCCGCTCCACCAGCAGCGCCTGCGCCCGGTACATCTCCTGCAGGAGCAGCAGCCGGCGCGTCTCCCGTGCCAGCCGGCGCTCCGCCTTCCTCTGGCGCAAGGACGTCCATGAGTGCCGCAAACGCAGCGTCACCCGATCGAGGAATCTCGATCTCTTCAGTCGTCTGCTCACTCACCGGTCACCTTCTCCTTCAGGTCCTCGAGCGCCTGGGCCAGCTCCATCTTGTCGGCGTCGGTGAAGTCGAACTGGATGTTCTCCAGGTACGAGGTGAGCCCCGTCTGGTCGAAGAACATCTTGTGCACCTCGCTGATGGCGGCCAGGTCGATGGCCGCGTCGGCGTGCAGGCAGTCCCAGTCCAGCTCCCACTGGAGGATGGCCAGCTGCCAGGCGACGAGCAGCCGCTTGTAGTGCTGCACGTTCTCGACCGCGTCCTCGGCGGGAGTGGCGTACGTCAGGCACTCCTGGTCGGACTCGATCTCCTCGTCGAGGATCTTGGCCAGCTGCGCGATGCGGTCGTAGTACAGGTCGCGGAAGGCGTACATGTCGCCGTACCCCACATCCCGGTAGGCGAAGATGATCCGGGTGGCCCACTGCGGGGTGGGCCGCTCCTTCCGCTCGGAGGTGGCGGGCTTGAGCACCTCGCGCCAGATGTGCAGGATCGGACGGAAGATCC